AACAGTAACCGCCCCTGTCTACGCTGGATCAGATGTAGCAATCTATAATTTAGATAAATCCGGCGGTGGATCAATCCCGGTTGGCACGTTGTATGTAGAAAGTAACTATGATCGCGGAGATGGTAATAGCGTAAGCACGGTAAAACTTGCCGAGTTTGCAGTCTATCGTCGTAGTGCAACCGGTGCAACAACAGCAGCATTTAAAACGTCGGTTTCGACTTTTAATACTGCCACTTCATTTAAAATTGATGAAACACTAGCAGGTTCAGTAGGCTTCCAAAATACTCAATCATTTACTGTTAGTAACAACGATACTATATCAACCTTTGTTGCTAACCTTAGTGCAAGAGGTATGACTAATTTTACAGCATCCTACAACAGTAGCACCGGAGTGTTATCATTAGGACACAGACTAGGAGGAGATGTTAGAATTGTTGAAACTACCCCTTGGAATCAATTAGGAAGAATTGGATTAACAACAGCTGTAACGAATGTACTATCAGCTGGCGAGAAAAATGCCGATTTATTTGCTGGTGGACTTAGAATTTCTAACTGGAACGGATTAGTATACGAAGCTAAAACCACAGCACCATTTACTGATCCATCCGACGGACAACTATGGTATAGTCCGGTAGTTAGCGAAGTTGATATCTTAATTAATGCATTAGTTAATAATGTGCCAAAGTGGGTAGGATACCGCAACACATATTCACCATACAACGCCAATTCTGGAGTTGCTCCTTATGTATCGGCTACTGCTCCTACTGGTAATAGTTTAAGTGATGGAGATATTTGGGTCAGTACTGCCGAAATAGATATGTACGGTAAAAACGTTTATGTTTATAATGGCAGCAAATGGATCTTACAAGATACTACAGATCATGTAAGTCCAAATGGATGGTTATTTGCAGATGCAAGATGGGCAACCACTGGCAGCACAGAAACCCCAAGCACAATTTCTGCCTTACTAACTAGCAATTATGTTGACCCAGATTGCCCAGATCCTGCGTTATACCCTGTAGGAACAAGACTATGGAATACTAGACGTTCTGGCTTTAATGTTAAGAAGTATGTATTAAATCATATTAACGTTAATGCAAACAATGGTTATAACATTAGAAATAACGAATCAATGGCATCTTATAATCCTAACCGTTGGGTCACTGATAGTCCAAACGATGAAGCAGGAGTTGGTACTTTTGGAAGATACGCACAACGTGCTGTTGTAGTATCAAGACTAAAAGGGCTAATTGATCAAAGCCAAGCAGCAAGAGATACCGATGCATTGGTATACAACTTAATTGCTTGCCCTGGTTATCCTGAAGCAGTTCAAAATATGGTTGCGCTAAATGCAGATCGTAATCTAACAGCATTTGTTGTTGGTGACACACCATTTAGACTAGCATCAGATGCAACATCATTATCTGCTTGGGGAACTAATGCTAATGGTGCATTAGACAACAACGATATTGGTGCAGTAACTTATGATGACAACTTAGCATTTTACTATCCAAGCGGATATACAAATGATAATTTAGGAAACAACATTGTTGTTCCTCCTAGCCATATGATGTTGCGTACCATTGCTAAGAGCGATGCTGTAAGCTATCCGTGGTTTGCACCAGCTGGTATACGCCGCGGTATTGTTGATAACGTTAGCTCGGTTGGCTATGTTAATTCTTCAGGAGAGTTTGTAAGAGCTTCCTTATACGAAGGATTACGTAATGTTATGGCGCTTAATGGACATGTAAATCCAATTGCGTCTCTAACAGGTTCAGGATTAACGGTTATGGGCGAATACACACGTTCATCAGGTTCAAGTGCATTAGATAGAATCGGAGTGTCACGATTGGTAGCTTACTTACGCAGACAGTTTACAATTTTATCTCGTCCATACTTGTTTGAACCAAATGACAAAACAACTAGAAATGCAATCAAGTCAGCAGCAGAAAGCTTCTTACTAGAGTTAGCAGGTCAGCGTGCATTGAATGACTTTATCGTAGTTTGCGATGAGTCGAACAATACTCCTGCAAGAATTGATCGTAACGAACTTTGGATGGATATAGCTATCGAACCAATTAAAGCGGTTGAGTTTATCTATATTCCGTTGAGATTAGTTAACACCGGAGCTATTGCATCAGGTCTTGGTAAATAATATTATAAGGAGTATCTAGATGTCGATTAATTTAGCTAAATTAGGAGTTCCAGTTAACGGTAACCCAGCCAACCAAGGCCTTTTGATGCCAAAGTTGCAATACCGTTATCGTGTAAACTTTTTAAACTTTGGTGTTACTAAAGCAACAAACGAACTAACCAAACAGATTATAACTGCCACAAGACCATCGCCGGAATTTGATGCAGTTGTGTTAGATGCATATAACAGCAGAATAAACATTGCCGGTAAGCCAAAGTGGACGCCGATTAGTATTGTTGTTCGTGATGATGCATCGGGTGCTGTTAGTCGTTTAGTCGGAGAACAGCTACAGAAACAATTCGATTTCTATGAACAGGCTAGCGCATCAGCTGGCAGTGAATACAAATTCCAAACTCATATCGAGATACTCGACGGTGGCAATGGAGCTTATACACCAACTGTACTAGAAAGATTTGAATTATATGGTTGCTACGTTAACAAAGTTGAATACAAAGGCGGCGATTATAAGTCAAGCGAACCACTAGATATTACTCTAAGTATAACTTATGATAACGCTCTTCAATATAACGGTGCAGAACAGTTAAATGGCATTGGCGTTCCAGTTGGATTACCAACACGTCAAGGTTCACAGGCAACCGGTTAATTACACACGTAATGATAGAAAAACCCGGGTTTACCGGGTTTTTTTATGACTAAATAATGTTATGCCAAACATAGTAGACTATTTAGACGGTGCTAGTTATTTTCAAGATTTCACTCATGCATCAAGGTTATATCTTAGTGATAATCAAGCATTACTTCCTAAATCTGGGTGGATATACTACGTTGAGTTTAATGTAAATCAAAAGTTACTAAACAATATCAGTGATCCAACTGTAAGTAAAAATTTTTCAGCATGGTACAGTAAGAGTCTCGGTAACGTTAATCTATTGGCTAAAATGATTGACATGCCAAAGTTTTCAATACAGACAGAAAAATTGAACCAATATAATCGAACAACAATAGTACAGAAAAAAATCGAGTATGGCGATGTAACTGTAACTTTTCACGACGACTCGTCAAACTGTACTACTAACTTATGGAAAAGTTATTACCAATATTATTTTGGTGACAGTGTTGGGCCAACTACGCTTAACAAAGATTCTCAAATTTTACCTAAGTATGTTGATACAAAATATAAATCATTTACTACCCAAGAAAACTACGGTTTAAATAATAATCAAACAGTACCATTTTTTACATATGTAAAAATTTATCAGTTATATCAAGGAAAATATACTTCTGTAAAATTAGTTAATCCTGTTATTAAAGAATGGTCACACGATCAGTTAGATCAGACGCAAGGCAATAGAATGCTATCAAGCCGTATGACATTGCAGTATGAAACTGTAATTTATGACACTGATGAAACTAATAAAACTCTTGAAAAACCTATCGGATTTGAAAAATCTCATTATGATAATATAAAAAGTCCATTAATACCTAGGAGTGCTAAGACAAATCAAAGAATGATAGATAATTTAAATCCAACATCAAACCCCGGTGGCAGCGCATCAGATTTGTTAACTGACGCTATAAACAAACAATCACAAACTAAAGCGCAAGCAATGTGGAATAAAGCTGCAGCACAATCTAACTTTGGCGGAATAAAAAATCTATTGAATCCATCCCAAGCAACTGACTCTCAAGGTACTAATACTTTAGGAATAGTTACACCAAATACTAATAATACTGCAGATCAAACACAAGCAGTGCTAGTTGATACTTCCCAAGGATCAGATGTTTATTCAGATAGAAATTATGACGTAGGATTCTAATATGGCAATTTACAATAACATTCCTTCAGAAAAACCAGCATCAAGCTCAGACCAAACAGTTGAAATTTTTAATAATTATTACACAGCACCGGTTAATATTAACAATAATGAATTAATTGCCTTAGTTGGATTGTTAGAAAATAAAGGATTTGATCCACTTTCAGCCGAAACTACAGCTATAACGATATTAACACAAGCAGCCAAAGATGGGTTTAAGGCTATGGAAATAATGGATACTATAACAGGTATTGATAACGCTGAGATTACTAAGCTAGTTGCTGAAATTATTAATTTAAATAGATTAAAAACCAGCCAACTAGGTATAGCAAAAACATTTTCTGTTTCAGAAACAGTCACACGTAATGTATTAGCATGAGTTTAAAATTTAATCAAGGGTCCTATAAATTAAAATTTCCTGAAAAATATATAGGGTTAGGAACCCCTAGATTTAGATCTGGATGGGAATTTTCGGTTATGAAAATGTGTGACGAAAATCCTGCTATACATCAATGGGCTAGCGAAAGTGTTAAGATACCTTATAGAGATCCTTTAACAGGAAAAAATACTATATATGTTCCGGATTTTTTAGTAGTCTTTGTAGATAAAAATAACAAGCGTCGAGCAGAGCTGTGGGAAGTAAAGCCTGCAAATCAAGCTATTAGGGAAAATGTCGGCAAAAACAAATATAATCAAGCACAGTTTATTCGCAATCAAGTTAAATGGGCTGCAGCAACTAACTGGTGTAAACAAAACGGTGTACAGTTTAGAATTATTACAGAAAAAGACTTATATCATACAGGTAACAAAATATGACTCGCAAACTCGAAGAAATTTTAAATATTCCTCCCGCAGAAGAGAAAGAAGTAGTTTCTCCTAAAGAAACAGCTTCAGTTCCAGTTATTGACTTGCAGGATAAACTTGAGCAGTTTGATAAAATTGCTTCAGCATTACCAAGAGTTAAAGGTCTAGGGGATATGGCTGATGGAGAATTAGACGCATTGGCAGCAAAGGCCGAACAAGCATATGATGATCTAATGGACTTAGGTATGAACGTTGAAGCACGTTATGGTGCACGTATGTTTGAAGTTGCTGCTAACATGATGAACGCTGCTATACAGGCTAAAAGTGCTAAAATTGATAAAAAACTAAAAATGGTCGATTTACAACTTAAAAAATTAGCTATAGATAAAAAGCATGGACAAGAAAACGAAGTACAAGGTGAAGGATATATTATGACAGATCGTAACTCCATCTTGGAAAAACTTAAGAATTTGAAATAAATAAAGCATAGGATAGAAAAATTACTATGAAAAAATTTACAGAATACCTTGCCGAAAGCAAAAAGAATTGGGACTTCCGCATTAAAGTTGCAGGAGATTTTACTACCGAACAGGCTAAAACAATGGAAGCTTTGTTAGGAAAATATCAAGTTTCGAGCTTTAAAAAAGTCGGAACTACTCCAATACAAGAATTACCGTTGGATTTTCCAAAAATCAAAAATAGCGAAGTTAATATCTATGAAGCTGTGGTTGATTATCCAACTACACAGTTTGAGCTACATAATTATCTTTGCGATAGTTTAAATATTTCGAAAGATGCGTTAGTTGTTCGTAAACCTGGTGAAGATTTAGAACTTTATCAAGAACCAAAAGAAGCACGAGAAGGTGCATTACTTAATGATCCTGATTATAAAGAATCACCGAATCATAAGTTTGAAGACTATTACGGCGACAAGTATAATACATCATTTTTAAAAGAACTTAATGATGTATTAAAATTACAAAGAAAAGAGCGTGGTGAAGAAATACCTACGGAAACTAAAGTTCATTATAACACCGACGATACGCAAAATAATAAAAGCCCGATTGTACAGGCAAAAAATCCAAGGAAGAAATAATCATGATGAAACAAGATGGCACAAATACCATGGAAAATTTAGATACTGCAGCATTGCAATATCTTGCCGGTGTTAAAAAGACAATTGAAGAGTGCGGAATGATGGGAGGGATTGCACCTCAACCTCATATGCCTGCTACCATTAATGTTACTGCAAATAGTGCCGACGAACTAAGCGGAATGCTAAAAGATCTCATGGGACTTGCTGGCGTACATAAAGTTGAACCGCATCACATGCCGGTTGATAATCCTACATCGGGTCCAAGTAAAGTGATTTCGTCACCTCCGATGAAAGCAGAACCGCACAATGAACCGGATATGAAAGCACTGCTATCTGTAATGGATGCTGAGCCCGAAGTTGATGAAGATAGTATGAATCCTGAATCCGATGAACAAAGAATGTATTCATCGAGTCCTCACGAAAAAGGCAAAGGTTGGGGAAGTTGGGCAATGGACGGTGATCAAAATAACCGAGTTGTTGCAGCTAAAGACGAGCTAGTTAATAGAGAAGATATAACAGCAGAAAGCTTGTGGGCAAAATACAACGAATTCATTAATGAAAATAAAGATTGCAACTGCACTCCAAAAGGTGAAAAATGCCCAGTACATGGTATGAAAGCTTGTGAATGCTATGTTGGAGAAGAAGTTTCTAACAAGCAAAAAACTAAATTAAAACTACCACAAAAGCATATTACTCCTAAGAAAGAACCCGAAAGATATGGTAAGCATTCTACACCTAGAACACCAATTGAACCACCTGGAATCAAAACAATGGAAGGATTGCTACCGAGACAAAAAGCTGTGCAACAAACACTTGACCAAGAATATGGTGGCAATAAAGTACGTACTGGAAAAGGTCGCGCAGAAAAACAAGCAGCAGCAAGAGGTCGAGCCGATCGAGAAGCGTTATCAAAGAGTGGAAGACTTGGCTCAGGCCCGGTACAACCAGGTGATCGTGCAACATCAAGATATTTGCAAAGTAGAATGAACAAGTTTAGTAATGACCCTACTGAAGTTGACGAAGGTAAGAAATGGGTGCAGAAAGCTGTAAAAGGTATCAAGAGAGGTGCATTACGCAAACAAGAAGGGAAAAAGAAAGGTGAAAAATTTAGCAAAAGCGAACTAAAAGGTCTAGCTAAATCTGGCACTGCTCTAGAAAAGAAACGTGCACAATTTGCTCTTAATATTTCAGAGAAGAAAAAGTAAGCACAAATACTTTACCAAATAGGCCCTTCGGGGCCTATTTTTTTGAGTAAATAATATTATGGGCAGTAAAAATCTAGATGGGGTCTTGATCAAAAAGGCCAACCAAAAACAAAAATGGTCCGAAGAAGATATCGCACACATGATAAAGTGCAGCGATCCTATTGACGGCCCTCAGTATTTTCTCAACAATTTCTTTTATATACAACATCCTACCCAAGGTAGTTTAAGATATCAGGCCTATAATTATCAAACCGAATTATTGAGCAGTTATCATTCGCACCGATTTAGTGTTAATATGCTCGGCCGTCAAATGGGTAAAACAACTACAGCTGTAGGATATTTGCTTTGGTATGCAATGTTTGTACCTAGTAGTACTATATTAATTGCTGCACACAAATATACAGGTGCACAAGAAATTATGCAACGCTTACGTTATGCGTACGAAATGTGCCCCGATAACATACGTGCAGGTGTTACAAGTTATAATAAACAAAGTATAGAATTTGAAAACGGCTCGCGCATTGTGGCACAAACAACAACAGAAACTACTGGCCGTGGTATGTCTGTATCCTTATTGTATTGCGACGAGTTTGCCTATGTAGAACCGAATATTGCTGTTGAGTTTTGGACCTCCATTAGCCCTACACTAGCAACTGGTGGTAAAGCAATTATTACCAGCACACCTAATAGTGACGAGGATCAGTTTGCTCAAATCTGGAACGAAGCTAGTAAACGTTTTGATGAATACGGTAACGAAACCGAATTAGGACGTAACGGATTCTTTCCGTATATGGCTATTTGGAGCCAACATCCAGATCGTGACGAAACATGGGCTAACACAGAACGTAGTCGTGTTGGTATAGAACGATTTGAGCGTGAGCACGAATGTAAGTTCTTAATCTTTGACGAAACATTAATTAACAGCATTAGCCTATCTGATCTTGAAGGACGAGACCCAATAATGAAGATGGGTCAGGCCAGATGGTATAAGAAGATTAATCCCGCTTGCACTTATCTTTTTAGTCTTGATCCTAGTTTAGGCACAGGCG